CTTGGCTTGAAGACACCAAGCTAACTGTCGAAGCGCCTCTGGATGCCCAGATCGAGAATCTGCACGAGCAGAGAGTCCTCGGAGTGCTGGCACGTCGGTACGACGTAACAACCTGGATTGATGGTAGCTCGACGCCTGCTCTCATCGTTCAGCTTGTCGCGATGTTGTACGCAGCAACAGTGTACCGTCGCCAGTACTCCGAGGACCTCACCTCAGATCCAGCTTGGCCTGTCTGGCTCGAATCGACGGCCAACGAAACTCTTGCCCTGATCTTGTCAGGCGGGCTGAACATTCTCGGCCCAGTCATTGAGATCTCTACAGGGCAATTGAGTCCGGTGTTCTATCCAAACGATCTCTCCGAACTGGACGATCCGCGCGCGTTCACCATGCAGCAGGTGTTCTGATGCCGCTCGGCCCCGCCAATATCAGTGCGATGCAGGCCGCATCGTTTGGTCTTGAGATCGACATGGACCCTTCTGCAATCATCATGATTGCCTCCTTCGACAAACTCGGACTGGACATTCGTTCGTTCAGAGTTCCCCTTGAAAGATCCGTTCGTGAGGTAATGGCGCCCTCACTGCGACAGAACTTCTTTGAACAAGGTCGACCCGATCAGTGGCAGGAACTAGCTGAGCAGACTGTCTACACCAAAGAGCTACTGGGCTACTCAGCTACTGCTCCCTTCCCTCTGGTACGTACAGGTAAGCTTCGTACTGTTGCCGGACAGATCAATCTCTGGGTCATCGATGGCATCGAAGGGACTGCTACGGTAGAACTTCCGGAGACAGTCTGGTACGGCCGAGTTCATCAAGAGGGTGGAAGCTCTGGTGGAATTGGCTCTATCGAGCGACGTCGAAGCAGACTCACAGGTCAGATCAAGGAAATCGAACGAGGCGTACCAGGTTACGTTCCGCAACGTATTTGGGCAATCATTCAGGATCGGGATATCGACGCCATCGAAGAGGTCTTCGACAAGTGGCTGGAAGAGCGCTTGCTCGGGAATGTGTTCCTGCGATGAGCATGATGCCTACTGCAACTACCACAGGGAGTGGTGTAGCAGACAAGATTCTGTCTGTCCTCAACGACAACAAGGGAATGTTCCAACTTGAAGACATCTGGCTTGGTGATCAACAACTGTTTCCGCGTACGCCGTGTGCAACAGTTGTTGCAGGTAATACCGATATAGACCTTGCAGGTGCGCCCCGAAGAGTTCAAGACACCTACAATGTCACGATCAATCTCTACCACTGCAAGATAACCGACAACCAAGACGTGGAGCGCGAATGCAACCGACGCGCAGAAGAGGTTCGCCACTTCTTGGATGACTACGACAGTGGACGACTAGACGGTTTGGTCATCAGTAGCATGGTGATTAGGATGGAGCCAGGATACGCCAATCGCGGATTAGGTGCGCAGGCAAACTGGTACAAGACATCGCGCCTCATCTGGCAAGGCATTTCCCGATACAATCTGGCGTATTCGCCCTAGGAGGATTCATGGCAAAGAAAGCAGTCAAGGATAGCTCAGGCACGAAGCTTGTGCAGGATATGCCTGACGACGCTCTGGTTGAGATCCAAGGGGAGGGTCTCTTCATCAATGGCACGGGTGAGCCTGTGCCTGTGGAAGTTCCACCCGAGGACGCCGATGCGTCAGAAAGTGATGTGGCCCCATGACACTTGGCACCCATGCAACTGGTTACGTAGGAATTGCTTTCGAGGCAACCTACGGCACCTACGTTCCACCGACACGGTTCTTTCCGATCAAGAGTGAGAGCCTGTCGGAACAGTTCGACAATCAGAAGCGACGAGTCATTCGTGGCATCGCCGACAACCTTGGGTTCGTCGCTGGTTGGAGTCACGTTGAGGGCGACATCCAGCTGGAGATGCTCTCGGACGTTCTTCCGTACTTCATGCACGTAATGCGCATGGACGTTATCAAGACCGGCGCCGGCCCGTACGTCTACACTGGAACGCCTGCACACTATGGCTCCAGTGCTTCCCTTCCGGTAGGTAAGAAGGGAATGTCGATCACCATCGTGAAGAACGAGGAGATCTTCGGGTTCACCGGCTGTGTTGTCAGTCAGCTCGAAATTGGTGTTGACACCGGCATTCCACAACTCAAGGCAACGATTCTCGGTCGCGCAGAGGCGCTTCAGGCACTGCCAACACCAACATGGCTCGCAACGGACGTTCCGTTCGGCGCAGGGTTGTACAGCGTGGAAGTTCCGACAGCTGCGCAGGTCTTCGATGTCGCCGACTTCACGTTCACGGTCAACGACAATGCCGAGGCACAGAATCGCTTGATGAACAACCGCTACGCGCAGTGGGTCAAGTTCGGTCAACGTGAAGTGCAGTTGCAGATGGAGCGTGACTTCAGTACGAGGGCTGAGCTGGACGCCTACAAGGCACTCACATCGCAGTCCATCACAGTCACGATGACCAAGACAGTGACTGACAACGTTTCGGTCATCATGCCTGTCGCAGTGATCGATTCGTACGACATGGACGGACTGTCCGATCAAGGTCAGGCAACGATGCATCGCTTGACCTACGAAGGTGTGTACGACCCAGCGACAAGCAAGTCGTACTCACTGGTGTGCAAGAGCATCACCAGCATCGCGTAAGACCCCGAACAAGGAGCCCCGAATGCCCAGAGCAACCAACAATATTGAGGACCTGGAACACTTTGACTTGAAGTCGTGTCCTGGCGGATTTGTCGACCTGCGTCGTATGACCTACGGCCAATACCTGCGTCGGCAGGGAATGGCAATGGACATGCAGATGAAGGGTGGCGATGGCCGTAGTAAGGCCAACGTGATCGACATTGATCTCGGTCAGGAGAAGGTGACGCACTTCGAGTTCAGTGTCTGCATTGCTGGTCACAATCTCGAAGACGACAACGGCAACCAGTTGGACTTCAAGAATGCCGGCCATGTCCAGATTCTCGATCCGCGTGTTGGTCAGGAGATTGGTGACCTGATCAACAAGATGAATTCGTTCGAGGAGGATGAAGTGGGAAACTGATTGAGGCGATCCGTTACGCTATCTTCCATCCAGGGAAGGACAATGCGGTAGCGGAGAGCCTTAGTCCGTACGCACTACAACTCATGCAAATCTCAGGTGTCTGTATTGCAACACATTCACTACCGAGAGCAGGAGGAATACGAGACCAGACATTTCTCGAAGTTCAAGCACTCATTGGTTACCTCAATGCTTCGAACGAGAAGACTGAGGCGGACCAGAGAAAGCACCGAGCCAGTCAGAAGGGAGGACGTTAATGCCATTAGGAACACGTGACGTCCTCCTAATCATCCGGGCTAAGGACCAAGCTTCGAGGGTTATTCAGAGTGTAGGTAAATCCTTCGGGACTCTAGATTCTGACGCACGTGCGGCTGGTGCCGCCACGATGCAGCAAGGTCTTGCCCTGGTCGGTATGGGAATTGGTGTTGCCGCTGTAGGTGCTGCAGGTGTTGTTGCCTTGAACAACTGGAGACAAGCGGCTGTTGACTACAACAAGCAGGCAGCGCTCACATTGACTCAGGTTGATCAGGCAGGTGTTTCCGTAGAAGACATCGGAAGAATTGGCCTCGATGTTGCCAAGAAGATCCCAGCGCCACTACAGGAGCTACAAGCGGGTTTGTACGACATCTTCTCGTCGATGGATGTTAGTGTCCTCGACTCGCAGAAGATTCTGGAAGGGTTTGCAAAGACTGCGGTTGCAGGCCAAGTTGATGTCCAAACTGCTGGACGACAGACGATCGCTGTGATGAATGGGTTCAACCTGACTACAGCTGATCTTGGTCGCATTCAGGACATCAACTTCCAACTGGTTCGTAAGGGTGTTGGTACTTACGATGACTTCGCTAGCAACATTGGTAAGGCCATTCCATCTGCTGCTCGTGCAAGTCAGTCGTACGAAAGTCTTGCAGGTATGATGGCCTTCTTGACTCGTAACGGATTGAGCGCCTCAATGGCTGCTACTTCGTCTGCTCGTGCCTTCGATAACATCGACAACCCAAAGGTAATTAAGCACTTCCAAGAACTGGGCATCAACGTAGCCGACTCTACTGGTAAGTTCCGCCCGATGGTAGAAATCGTAGGCGAGCTCGATCAGAAACTTGGACCGCTTACCGACGTGCAGCGTGC